CAATATGCGTAAACAAAGAACTGTAGATTATTTTAATAATAAATATAAATTATCATTAACAGATTTTGACGTAGCAGATGCATTTGGCATCGCACATTATTCAAATGAGGTGTTAACTAAACGATGAAGCTATATCAAAGCAAAGACTGGCTATATCGTAGATATATTGTTCAAAAGAAAACAGTTACTGAAATTGCTATAGAGTGCAGTGTTTCTGCTATGACAATACAAAGATACTTAGACCAGTTTGGTTTAATTAAAAGGAGATAATATGAGTATAGAAAAAAAGATCTGGCAGACTTACGAAACAATTTTTGATGAATTGCCAATTTACGCTAAAGAAAGCGTAGGGACATGGACTCATCAAAATCCAGGATGGGCTTATGGCTACATGAGTGGACAAGACAGGGAAAACTTCTTTAAGGAACACTTCGACTCAAAAACATATGAGACCTATGTAAACCTGCCTTTAGGAGTAATGAAAGCTGGCTTATGGAGATTTGCTATTCTTTATATTCACGGTGGGGTATATACAGACATGGACACACACTGCAAGACTCCAATAGATACTTGGTTAAGCCCTGAATACGATATGATTTTAGATATCGAAAGGGATACCCCATGGCTAGCAACTCAAACAATTGCCGCTAAAGCTGGGCATCCGCTACTAAAAGCAGCTATAGACCTTTGTGTTGAAAGATGTTCTGAAGGAATTATTCAACATAATCATATGGTTCATTACTATACTGATGTTCAAATGTTTACAGATGCACTATATAAAAAATTAGGCGTTGAGCCTTATCAAAAACATATCAATGAGTGGGCCACAGAACTTATGGAAATGGATTTTTTAAAAGAAAATAAAGTAAAAATTCTTTGTGGAGAAGAAGCCAGAAGACTATTAGATAAAGATGTAGTCCATCTTTATTGGGGAGATGACAGAGAAGCAGGATGGATTGCTTGGAAAAAAGATCCTCGTGTAAATGAATCTTATCCTAATGGATTTAATCCTCATGAATGGGAAAAAGAATGAGTGTTATAGGAGTATTGCCAGCATCTGGAAAAGCTTCTAGAATTGGTGGCATTCCTAAATTTTGTTTACCTATATCAGATGAAAGATCTCTTTTACAATGGCACGTAGAACAAATGCTTGAAGTGTGTGATGAGGTTAGAGTATCTACAAGAGCTGAGTGGGTTCCAATTATTCAAAATATGGACATGAATATTAAACTAATTGTTCGTGAGCCTTCAACAATGTCAGATGCAGTAAAGTTTATGGTGGGCGAGTATAACGATACAGTGCTTATTGGAATGCCAGATACATATATATTAAACGCACCTGGAAATATATACAAGCCTCTATTTAAAGACAATACTGCCGACCTTGTTCTGGGAATTTGGGAATGCGGAGAAGTATTAAAGGGACGTGTCGGTCAAGTTTTAGTATCCCAAGATAAAGTAATTGGTTCAGAAGACAAGGTAGATAATTGTGATTACCCAGATATGTGGGGCACTATGCTATTCCGAAAGAATATGATAAGATACATAGATACAACACTAGATCATCCAGGAAAACAATTAAAGGAATGGATATCTAGGGGTTCTAATATTAAGGCGGTAAGACCAGGCGGACAGTATATGGATATTGGAACGCTAAGAGGACTTAAACAATTATATAAAGAAATGGAATAGTAATGCTAAAACCAGTATATAAAGATGTTAAAAATTTTCATTATGATGATTTATATCTACATGCCGTATCAGCGCCAGCTGGACATAAAATTTTAAATGCATGCTTAGAGGTTGCTCAAATGCTTATTGAAAAAAACATATCTTATGGAAATTCAGCATTAGATCCCATTAGAATATTTTCAACGGCGGATTCAACAGAGCAATTAAAGGTTCGTATTGATGATAAATTAAATAGGGTTAAAAATAATCAAGGATTTGCAGGAGACAATGACATAGATGACCTAATTGGGTATCTATTGTTGTATAAAATAGCCAAATCTAATTGACTTTTTAGTCAACTAGAATTATAATACATATATATGGAAATTGAATTATCAGATCATTTTGATCGAATGAATAAAGTTGTTGCCGAACTTTTAAAGGGCAATAATCCGACCCAGATTGCCTCTCTAACGGGCTATAAGCGATCAGACGTAGTAGAACTTATAGACGAGTGGAAAACCGTCGTATACAACGATACAAGCTCTAAGGAACGGGCTAAGGAAGCCATCTCAGGAGCGGACCAACATTATTCTATGTTAATTAAAGAAGCCTGGAAAACAGTAGAGGATGCAGATCAGGCAGGCCAATTAAATGTTAAAGCCAATGCCCTTAAATTAATTTCAGATATTGAAACTAAAAGAATTGCCATGCTTAAAGAAGTTGGTCTATTAGATAATGCCGAAATGGCATCCCAGATTGCAGAAACTGAAAGAAAACAAGAAATACTTGTTAATATATTAAAAGAAGTAACTTCTTCATGCCCTAAGTGCAAAATGGATGTTGCGAAACGAATTTCACAAATAACTGGTGTAGTGGAATCAGTAGTAATTGATGTAGAAAATAATAAAAATGTTTCTTGATTTAGGATTTACTGAATTAGGTAAAGATATATATTTATATAAAAAATTTGTTTCAAATGAGGAATGCAAACAAATTGTTAAAATTGTAGATTCAATGAAAAAAGATGAATTTAATTGGCTAGATAGTGAAACATGTGTTACAAAACAAATACCAGAAATTGATAGTATTAAAAAAAGATTTATAAATATTTTAGATAATAAATTGAAAATTGGCGATAATTCAAACATTGTAATTATGTCGAAAGGCTCCTCTCTCGGCACACATTCAGACGATCACGACTTTAAGTATTCTTCAGAAAATATAATTTATGGGATGGTAATATATTTTAATGAATTTGATGGTGGAGAAATATATTATCCTACACAAAATATAGAGTATAAACCACAACCTGGAGACTTAATTATTCATAGTGCAAAATCACATTGTTTACATGGAGTTAAAGAAGTAAAAAATAATGCTAGATATTGTCACTCAAATCATATATATGAAATTAAGGATATATAATGGATTTTAATTTTAATGATCTTATTGATATTTTAGATGGCGAAGAATTTGAAGAAAGACCAGTAGACCTACAAACTTTTGTTACAAGCCCTAATTACTTAGCTTTACCACCACTTTCAAATTATCAATATACACTAATTGAAAAGTCATCTCAAATATATAAAGAGTCTACATTAATTAAATTATTTGGAGAAGAAGAAGGCTCTAGAATATTTAAACAAACCGCCAACGAAGTAATTGCTCAACTTGGTAAAGGTTCTGGTAAAGACTACTGCTCAACAATTGCAACAGCTTATATTGTGTATTTATTGTTATGCTTAAAAGACCCAGCATCATATTACGGTAAGCCACCAGGAGATGCAATTGATATTTTAAATATTGCTATTAACGCACAACAGGCAAACAATGTTTTTTTTAAAGGTTTTAAAACACGTATTGAAAAATCACCATGGTTTACTGGAAAATACACAGACAAAGCTTCTGAAATGAAATTTGATAAATCTATTACAGTTCATTCTGGTCACTCTGAGCGTGAAGCTTGGGAAGGGTATAACGTTATTGTTGTTATCCTTGATGAGATTTCAGGTTTTGCTACAGAGAATACAACTGGACATGATCAAGCTAAAACTGCAGATGCTATATACGAAATGTACAGAGCATCAGTAGACTCACGTTTCCCAGATTTTGGCAAAGTAATATTACTTTCTTTTCCAAGATTTAAAAATGATCCTATACAAAAATTTTATGAATCTGTTATTGCTGAAAAAGAAACTATAGTAAGAAGCCATAATTTTAAAATGGATCTCGATCTCCCAGACGGAACTGAAGGTAATGAGTTTGTAGTTGAATGGGAAGAAGACCATATTCTTTCTTATTCTATTCCAAAAGTATATGCATTAAAACGTCCAACCTGGGAAATTAATCCAACTAGAAGCATTGATGATTTTAAAGTAGCATTTTATAAAAACTCTATGGATGCATTAGGAAGGTTTGCTTGCATGCCGTCAGACGCAGTAGATGCATTTTTTAAATCAAGAGAAAAAATAGAAACAGCATTTAATAACACAGCAGTTGCTATTGATCAATTTGGAAGATTTGAAAATTGGTTCGCACCAGACCCAGATAAAGAATATTTTATACACGTAGACCTTGCACAAAAGCATGACCATTGTGCAGTTTCTTTAGCACATGTTCAAAAATGGGTTAATGTAAAAGTAAGTGATACTTATACCCAGCCAGCACCAATAGTAGAAGTAGATGCGGTAAGATTTTGGACTCCAACACCAGATAAGTCTGTAGACTTTACAGAAGTAAAAGATTACATATTGTCTTTAAGAACAAAAGGATTTAAAATAAGACTATGTACTTTTGACAGATGGAATTCTCACGATATGATGCAACAACTAAAACAATACGGCATCAATACAGAAATTCTATCTGTCGCTAAAAAACACTACGACGATATGGCGATGATAGTTTTAGAAGAAAGACTAAAAGGGCCACACATTCCTTTACTTATAGATGAATTATTGCAATTAAAAATTATGAGAGATAAGGTAGACCACCCAAGAAAAGGATCAAAAGACTTGGCAGATGCTGTCTGTGGATCAATATTTAATGCAATACGTGGAACTA